TGTCCTCAGTGAACGCTTGCACTATCTCACGCAAGAGATCGGACGGTTTCCCGTATCGGTCAGCCTTGCGGTGAAATGCTTTGTGATCGGTAGGCGTGAGCCTCACGGTCAAAAATTTGGTCATTTGCTTGGTTGCCATAAATATTTCCTGATTTGTTGCCGCAAGTGTAGCACGTTGACCTACAATGTAAAACATAAATTGCAAAAATAATTTTCCAACAGGCAAAGCATGAATACAGCAACACAAGTTACCCAGCATCCAGCATCAGTTGATGCCTATATACGACATGGCTGGAGCCTTGTGCCGATTCCAGCAGGCACCAAGGGGCCACGCACCCCAGGATGGAACCTCAAAGAGAACGCCATCAAGTCCCAGTCCGAACTACCCCAGGGATTTGGCATCGGTCTGGCCCACGCCTACAGCGGCACGATGGCGCTGGACATAGACGAGTGGGTGTCGGCGTCTGCTGCACTGCTGCCCCACGGCATCGACCTCAACGCACTTTACGGTGCCGCTGACGCTGTTATTGTGGACAGTGGGCGCAGTGGTCGCGGCAAGCTGATCTACCGGATGCCATTCGGCTTGGCGCTGCCCTCCAAGAAGATCATCATCAACGGCAACACCAGTTACGAGCTGCGCTGCGCCACGGCCAACGGCGTGACGGTGCAGGACGTACTACCACCCAGCATCCACCCTGACACCAAGCAGCCTTACCGCTGGGCAGGTAACGGCAACTGGATGCGTCTGCCCATCATCCCTGAAGCACTACTCGACCTGTGGCAGTCTATGCTTGACAAAGAAAAGGACCGGGTGTTGTCCACGGGTGACGCGCTCAAGGCGTCATGGGAAGACATCAGGTCGGCGATGGAGCATATCCCGGCAAGCTGCGCCCGTGAAGAGTGGGTGTCGGTGGGCATGGCGCTGCACTGGGCAGCGACCCAGACAAACGAGATGGACCAAGCACTCTACCTGTGGAACGAGTGGAGCGCCCAGTCGGTGGAGAAGTACCCCGGTGCGCGTGAAATGATCAGTCAGTGGGGCAGCTTCAAGTCAGACAAGGCTACCGGCGTCAAGCTGGGCACGTTATTCCACATTGCCAAGGACCACGGCTGGACCAGACCAGCGCCCGACATTGCCGGCTTATTCGCTGCTCTGGAAAACCCCACCAGCCCCAGTGACCTCATGAATGACATGATGGCACCAGCGCCCAGGATGGACCTGTCCCTGTGGCCTAGTGTCATCGCCCGGCGGGCCACCGAGGTCGGGGAAAGTGTGGGCTGCGACCCTTTGGTGCCACTCTTTGCAGGCTTATCGGCTGTCTGCGGGGTGGTGGATGCTCGGAGCCGATTAGAACTGATCAAGGGCTTCCTGGTGCCTCCGGTGCTGTGGTTGATGACCATCGGCGCCCCGGCTGACAAGAAGACCCCAGGATCAAGCCCCATGATGTCAGTTCTGCGTAAGCTAGAGCTTGAGGACCTGCCCAGGCACAAGAAGGAGATGCTTGACTGGGAGGGCAGAGAGGCGGCCTATGCATCATCAAAGAAGGCCTTCCTCGACTTCGCTCAGAGTGCTGAGGGTATGCTTTCGATGGACGGTGCCCCAATAGTCAACGAGATGCCACCCATGCCGGCCAATCTGCGGATCACGGTCAAAGATGTGACCAGCCAGAAGCTAGTACGCTTGGCAGCAGACCGGCCACGCGGCCTGCTCTGTTACCTGGACGAGATGAACTCCTGGGTCAAAAAGATGACCGACAAGACCAGCGGCGAGGATCGGTCAGCTTGGGTCCAGGCTTACGAGTCGGCCAGCTACGAGATGGACCGGGTGGGCAGCGGGTCGATCCATGTGGAGAACTTGGCAATCAGCATTTACGGCAATATTCAGCCTCGCGTGTTCAAAGAACACCTGCACAATTTGAGTGCTGACGGCCTGATTCAACGGTTCATTCCCTGCGTACTCAATGGCGACTTGACCACGGTGCCCCGCGAAATACCCGACTTCCTGACAAACGAAGCAGCATGGGAACAGACCCTGCGAGTTGTGTATGCACTGCCACCCATGACCTATACGCTTAGTCAAGAGGCCAAGTTACTCTACCAAGAGTTCCAAGTATGGTATGACGGCAAGCGTAAAGATGAGCGACTGCTACAGTCGGATGATGTGTTCATGACGGCATTCGGCAAGGTCGAAGGGCTTACCGGGCGACTCGCGCTCATGTTCCACCTCATGGAGTCACCCTTCAATCCCATAGTGTCGGCCGAACTGATCAGCCGGGCCATCAGCTTAGCTAAAAACTACTTTATTCCCGTTTTCCGATACGCGCTCTCAGACTTGGGCGGCATCAGCACCTTCGAGTTATGGCTTAAGGATTACATCATTCACCACGCCGATGAGCAGATACTCACCCTCTCAGAGATCAAACGGTCAGCACGGCGTCAGCTTGAGAAGTCAATGCCCCATCAGGCTGATCAGGCAGTGATCAACGCTATAGCATCACTCGAGGATGCACGCTGGGTTATCAGGATAGATGACCGGACCCAGGAACATAGACATATTGCCCAGTGGGCCATTAACCCGCGTCTAGTCACTCACTTCAGCGACTACCGGGCCAAAGTGATAGCGGCCAAGCAGCGCCAGCTTAACGAGATATACAATCTCAGCACAAGGGACAAACCCAAGGTCCACGGCAACAAATGAGAAAAGCCCCATCAAGGGGCTTTTTAACGTCTGGGCTACAGGTGCCCTAGTCAGTAGGTAACCCCTCCTCCACGGGGCTATCCGGTGCCACGCTGGGCATCATATGGGCATGGATAGCAGGCGCCATCACTTCGAGGGTCTGCAGTACCTCGATTAGGCGCAGCAGGGCGCCCCCGGGGTGCCGGGTGTCGTTCTCGTACTTGATAATCGTATGGGCACTCACACCCAGGTAGTAGGCCATCTGGGCCACGGACAGGCCCAAGCGAGTGCGTAAGTTGGTTATTTGGTTCATATTGTTCAATTCAAAGGTTAAGTAGCGCGGCCAGCACGGCCACGATAAGCAGGGCGAGCGTCACCATTCAGCCCTGCGGTGCTGCGCAAGTTCAGCGGCCAAGCTCTCAGCATGGCTCACGGCATCGTGCAAATCAGCATGGGCGGTTTTCAACTCAGCTTGAAGGTTGTCTATCTCCTGGTCCAGCACGGCCTGGGTTGCCTCCAGATCAGCTACCCGGGCGAATAGGTCAGCGGTACGGGTGAAGCCCTCAGCATAGGCCAGGCGCTCGGCCTCAGTAGCGGGGATTGTCATTAGGTTGGTCATGGTGTCGGTCCCTTCAATGTTACGGGTTAACTTGTTTACTGATCGTGGGCCACCATAGGGTTAGCCATCGGTCATAAGGTATCGGCGGCGCCCATGAGTAGGCACGGTGACGGCCGCACAGTTCCGCATAGTATGCAATTGGGGTCATGGTGTTAGTCCTTTGAGAATTCATTGTTGAACACAAACGCATAGTCACCGTTGGCCAACTGACCTCCAAGTAGTGAACCATAGAAGGGCGTATCCCATTCGCACTTCAGGGCCAGGGCTTCAGCAGCGGCACGGTGGCACGCTTGGCCCGATAACTCGTGCGGGTAAGGGATAGTGATTGATCCAGCAGCAGCCCAGGCCTTGATGCGCGAGCCGCGTGAGTTGGTTGGTCCGAGATAGCGGGTTTGAATAGCTTGCATAATAAATTTTCCTTACGGGTTACGGGTTACAGAATATCAAAATAAGCCAGTGCCAGGGCAGTTAGTGCCAAGCCGATAGCCAGTGCGGCTAGGTAGTCGGCCACGGCCTGAGTGCGTTGCTCTCTTGCGAGCCGTTTGCCGATACGATGGTGACGGGGAGGGGTGTAATGTTCACGCATGGTTAATTCTCCAGATAGTCACGCAGCCATTGACGGGCTACTGTTAGCTTTTTAGTGTTGAAGCGTGTCAGCACTTCGCCGCTGCTATCAGCAACCTCATACACCCACTCAGGGGTAAAGGTTAACGTGTACTTTTGACCGGCTAGAGTCAATGTGCCACTTTTGGCATTCGCGGCCATAGTGGCGGCTTGGTTGGGTAAGTTGGCAAAGTTCATGGCCGCACCTTGATTGTGAAACTATCGGCGGTTAACGTTTTATCCATGAAATAGCCTTTAGCTACGTATTCGGGGGCATTAACGTCAATCCAATGTTGCGCCCGCTCGCGTGTGTCGCAAATACAGTGCACGGCTAACGGGTTAGCTTTTTCGATGATGACGTATTTCATACAGTCACCGCTTTGGCAAAGTTTGGCACTGTACCGGGAACAAACCCGGCAACGCGGAAAGAATGATAGCCCTCGGCCGTTGCGGCGGCTTTAACCGCTTCAATGTTCGAGGGGGCTTTGTCAGTCACTGGAAAACATGCAAGCAATGATTCCATGTAATCACGTGTCTCGTTTTGCTCAAGGCCGTAAATCAAAATCTCTTTGCTCATGGTGAATTGTCCTTACAAGTTACCTGCACGATTTTGTGCAGTGGTGTAAGTATAACCCGTTGGGTTACTGTGTCAACAACTACTTGTGAACTATTTTCTAGGGATAAACCCTATGGGTTAGCCACTGTTTTAACTGTGTCAACTGTGACTAGCCAAGGGGGTAATGATTTGGGGGTTTTTGAAAAAGCACTAGAAAAGAGAAAAAGTCTAATTTTTGGGTCTCCTGTGCGGAGAGCAAGTTGTCACACTCGCATGACCATTTGCTTAAAAAATAGGCATTATTGCATCAACTGTGACAACTGCGCCAAATTTCACCATACCCAATGGGTCAATTATGCCCAATGGGTTAATTGTGCCCAATGGGTTGACCATTGGACAATGGGTTACACATACCCAATGGGTTACTGTTGACTATTGCACAATGATTCTAGGTGCATAATGATAACCCAATGGGTTACTGTTACCATATGCACAATGATTCCAGATGCACTGTGGTTGCCAAATGCACAATGGATTCCGATGGGGTGGGTAGGGCCGAGCGCCAATGGGCCACGGCTACGGAGGCATCACGAACAATTTTATTTTTTATTTTTTATTCATTTACACAGTAACCCATTGGGTCATCTATTCACTTGCACCACGTTCCATCACGGTGTGATAGTATCTAGACACTATGAATAATGAATTCACAGGCGCACCTGTCACAGATCAGGTAACACATCAATCAGCATACCAAGTCGAATTGCCTGATTGGCTCAGTGCGCCCGAACAAACTATCCCAATCTCCCCTATTGTCATCAAGGCTCAAACTGACTTGATGCTTACGCAGTACGAAATCGTGTTTATGCGTGCGCTTGAGCAGATTGCCTCGGGCCGGACGTTCCAGTCAGTGATTGACCAAGACTTCCGTGAGTTTGAGTATGGTGCGTTCCTTCGGTGGATCAAGAAGGACCCGATACGGCACCAGCTATATAAAGAGGCCAAGGAGCTTCGCACGGAGACATGGGCCAACGAGATGATTGCGATTGCCGATGCTAACGACTCGTTGGAGGACGTTAATCGGTCCAAGCTGCGGATCGACACTCGGAAGTGGCTGATGGGCGCTGACAATCGTAAGCAGTACGGTGAGGTCAAGACTATTGACGTCGGTGGTCAGATCAGTATCCTAGGTGCACTGGCGCAGGCTGACGCCCGGGTGATCGACCTAGCTGACATAGAAGATGTAACTCCAAGGATCGACGACTGATGCAGAAGCCTATATATAGTGGTGAGGAGGAGCAGACTCTCATGTCGAAGTTGTGGAGTCCTCAGATCAAGGATGACCCTGAGAGCTTCGTATTGTTCATGTTTCCATGGGGCGTGGAGAACACACCGCTGGCTAACTTCAAGGGGCCGCGCAGGTGGCAGCGCAGGGTGCTGCGTGAGATCACGACCCACATCAAGGCCAACAAGGGTGTGCTGGACATGGAGGCGCTGCGGATAGCCGTGTCTTCTGGCCGGGGGATAGGTAAGTCGGCACTGGTGGCGTGGCTGATACTGTGGATGCTGAGCACCAGGATAGGCAGTACCGTCATCGTATCGGCTAACAGCGAGAACCAGCTTCGCACGGTGACATGGGGTGAGTTGACTAAGTGGGCCACGATGGCGGTGAACTCGCACTGGTGGGAGGTAAGTGCTACGAAGCTGGTACCTGCCACATGGCTGACTGACCTAGTGGAGCGTGACCTCAAGAAGGGCACCCGGTACTGGGCAGCCGAGGGTAAGCTGTGGTCGGAAGAGAACCCAGACGCCTACGCGGGTGTCCACAACCATGACGGCATGATGGTGATCTTTGACGAGGCGAGTGGCATACCTGATGGCATCTGGAGCGTGGCGGCGGGGTTTTTTACAGAAAAGATATTGGACAGGTACTGGCTGGCGTTCTCGAACCCACGGCGTAACACTGGGTACTTCTTTGAAACGTTTCACGGCAAGCGGGCGTTTTGGAACGGGCAGATGATTGATGCCCGGACGGTGGAGGGCACCGATCAGGCTGTGTACAACCAGATCATTGCTGAGTATGGGGACGACTCGCGTGAGGCGCGGGTAGAGGTCTATGGTGAGTTCCCGGCCACGGGCGAGGACCAGTTCATATCGCCCACGCTGGTCGAGGATGCGTTCAAACGGCCGAAATATAAGGACATGACTGCGCCTATCGTTATCGGCGTTGACCCGGCGCGTGGTGGCATGGACAGCACCGTGATCTGTGTTCGCCAGGGGCGTGACATCATTGCGATCAAACGATACAAGGGTGAGG